GGCTTTGCCTCTAGTAGATATTTATCAATTAAGCTTGTTTTCTCCATAAGGTTTTGGACCCGTTTGGTCTTCAATAAGTTGTTGAAGTCCTCTCGGGGAATCAGACAAGGTGGGGTTAACCCTTCAAAGGGCGCCTCACAGTCAGATCTTACCCAAACCATGAAAGAAAATATGGTCTGTTCTTTTGAACTCAAGAACGGATACAAACCATAACGGCCTGTATCTGAGGAAACAAACTCTCTAAGATATAGTATATCAACTAAGTCTAACATGCTTTGCATGCTATCCTTGGTTAGTATATTATGTTTTATTGAGCTATATTCCTTGCCTTTTAGAGCAAACCTTTTGGTAAACTCTATTTGGCTGTTCTTTGAATCACCAATCACTGATTTAGACATGTTTATTGAAATTCCATAAACATCCTTTATCAGATACTGGTATTCATCAGCGACTTCTTTATCAAATATAACCAGATCATCACCAAGTATCCTATAATCTTTGAAGAATTTGAGAGAACTAAGTTGGTTCTTTCTCCTTCTACAACGATGATAGGAAAACTGGACGATGTCATGGTGCCATAGTGAAAAGGATGGAAAGGACGATAGTAAGCCTAAAGGCTGACCTACCGACCATCTCACACTTTTCCCTGTGGCTTTGATAAGGAAGTCCCGATCCGTCATTACTTGGAACCAAGCTTCAGCTAAATTGTTACCTCCCATCAAACTCAGTCTGTGTACCTGTGTGGAAGCAGGTATACGGTCTGAAGCTGATGTTAGGTCAAAACAATAAGTACATTTGCCTGTGCTGTCCAGGAGTAGGGATTTGAACCCCTTATCCTGATCAGCAGTGCAGTCAGTACTTATAGCTTTTAAAGTGTTATACAGTGAATTCTGTATAACCTTTAATGAAGTTTGACTCCAATAATCTGCAATGGCGAATACTCTTGTCTTACCTGCAGGTTCGGCTATAAAGCCCAACCTACCTGTAATCCATTTGTTTTCACCAGTAACTGTTTCAGCCATGTTCTCCATCCACCGAGTGATCCAACTTTGCCCTAGGGCACTGTTGAGTCTTTCGATGGCAGAGTACAAGACTGGATCAGCTACAACAGCTTTGGCATCTAGGTGCGCATTACTAACCGCTGGACCATTTGGTCCAGTCGATAATGTAGTGAACACTTGGAAGTCATCACTGTTTTGCAGGCGTAAAGAACCTAGGTACCACGGGTACTTTTGAGTGAATTCTTCTAACCATAGATTAAAATCTTCC